AGAATCGGAAACGCCAAGGATGACGCGTAATTCATCCGCAGTGACAATATTAGGCATTTCCGATCCCTTCGTCTGCTCGGCCAGTTCGGGAGAGACCTGGCCGATGGTTAATTGGTGTGGATTAGTCCTTGTTGAACGCGTAAGCACCGGCAGCGATTTTGGTCGCTGTTGCGCCGTAGCCGTACATAAGGATTCCGATGCTTCCGTCTGAAATGACGTTTGTGCGAAGCTCCAAGCGTGGAGATTCATACCATGTGTAGGCATCGCGATTGATGACGTACATTGAGTCATCGCCTGTGCCTGAAAGTGCTGTATCGACCCAAAGATCGATGCCATTGACTGAACCACGAAGTGAACGAGGCTGTGCATTACCGGCTGCGTTCTGTGGCTGTAGTGCATTGTAAATTGGTCGGCCATCAACGTTGAACGACATGATGCGTCCCCACATTGCTGGTGATACGACGATTGCATCTGCAAACTTAAATGTGTTTGAATAAACGGAAACTGCACCGTTTGAAACCCAAGTAAGAAGTTCAGCCGCAGTGATGTCTGTACCGTATCCGGTTGCAGTCTTTGTTGCGCCTGCGATGATTTGTGCAGAGTTATATGCGTTTGTCGCATGTGCATATTGGGAAGTGAGAGTCGAAATCAATTCCGAATAAAAGAGAGGATCAGACCTGTCCGCAAGCTCAACACTCATGACCTGTGAGCCTTTGAAGGACTTGACATCCACGTCAATGAACTGTGTATGAAGTTCAACCGGTGTGACTGCACCGAGTTCATTTACCTGGCTTACATCAGGCAGCTGTGTGACCTTTGGAATCTGAAATACAAGGCCTGCATCGGGCAAAGTGCCTGATGAAATTGAATCGATTGATGCACGGACATTATCTGAAAGACCGTTCACGACTTCACGAAGCTGACGTGTTGGGATCAATCCCGGATTGTCTGAAGTGCTTGTAGCCGCTGCGATGAAGGCACGTGACTGCTCATCTCCGCGCATTGCTGCAATTTTGTGCATTAGGAAGGTCTCAGGTGAGACCACTGGGTTGCGTGTTGCGATGAAATTTACAGGCTTTGCGATTGACGATGCCTGCACTGTTGCTGAAGCTTCTACCGTCTCGGCGGCAGTTGGCTCTGTGACGGTGTTTTCCACGACGTCTCCTTCTGTTGATGGTTGTGGTTGTGCTTCTGCCTCATCGGATGATGGTTCAGAATCTTCGGGTGCAGTTGTAGCTGCGACATTTGACACACGTGCTGAATCAAACGCCGGGTTGTGAGTTAAAGCGACGCCGACCAAATCGGCAGAATTTACGATCATCGTTCCATCCTTTGAGTGATTGAAATCAATTGCGTTTGCTTCCACACTGAATCCATCACGAAGTCCGTCCATTGCTTCCTGAATTGCATCAGTGCCAGCTGTGGTCTTTGAGATTTTGAATGTGGCCTCGATAGAATTTCCGTCCGGTGAAAGTTCCATCGAAAGAGTTTTGCCGATTGGACGAGCTGCATCGTGCTCCAAATTCAGCTTCACGTTTGCTGGGCTAAGTGATCCACGCTGAAATTGCACCTTTCCGGTTGATGCTGTAGCCGGTACGCCAAATTCAACGATTTTGCCTGTAATGGTACGGGCTTCGGAATCTGCGGCTGTGATTGTGAATGGGGTGGTTACTTTCATGAAATTAGCTCCTCTGATTTGCGAATTTCTTCAACGGTCAATGCTGGATTTCCGTTTGCATCAACAATTGAATTCAAGACCTTGTAAATGTTCGCACGTTCCAAATCTGATCCGCGAAGATAATCGCTGAGATCATATTCAACACGCTGTGATTGCGGAATAAAATCCGGCATAGATAGGCGTTCGGAAATTGAAGTCATCAGTGGAATCAATGAGAAGTCCAGCAAGGTTTGACGTTGTGTGGTCGCATTGCTGTATGTCATTGATGATCCTGTTTCGGCGTCCACGTAATACGCCGGGATTCCCAAAGCTCTTGCCAATTCAGTGGCCACGTATGAACGGGCTTGATTCAACTGAAGTTTCTCAGGATCGAATCCAACGGCTTCCATGCTGACATCTGCATTGAGAAATGCGGTTGCACGATTACGTCGAGCTACTCCCCATGAATCAAGAAGCTTTGTGATTCTGTCTGCAGGTAAAGCCGTGCCGTTGCTTTTGAGCACCATTGAGGGTACTGGCTCGCGTGCATACATTGCAGCGGCACGTTCTAATTCCGCACCTGTGCGCACGGTTCGTCCAGCACGGTTCAATAATCCTTCATCGACGCCGTTAAATACTACAAGTGAACCGATTCCTGAATTTGGAACGGGTGAACCGTCCACCATGTAATATTCAATTTCAGTTCCAATTGAATTTGTTTGAATTGTGATACGAGTAGGGTTCACGCGTTGAACGCTGCGAACTCGATACGTATCTGAGAAAAGTTCAGTTATTTGCCAGTACGCATAACCATAGAAAAGCAAATCTTCAACTGTCCACACATAAGTCGCTGAACCTGGGACGCGTGGATCAGGTGTACGAATCACGCGAGGTGTTGCGTCCTCGATTTCCATTCCAGTGCTTCGATCTATTACCTGGAGACCGATGCTGGAGATACTGGACGCGATTATGTTACGTCCGCGAGCTATGGTGGGCACGGACATGGCTTCTTCGCGTGTAGCGGTATTCGCACCGCCGAAAAATGGTGTTAGCGCATCAAGTGTTGTAACTGGCATTGATGCCGCGACATCAGCTCCCGAAATAGGGGATTGCGTTACGACTTGACGGCTTGCAAAAATGTCACGTATTCCCATGTGAGAATTTTCGCCTACTTATAGCATCAACCCACCATTACATCGATTTCCGTCTCCGGGCGTGTCGCGAAGTGTGTCACCAAAGCTGTAGCCACGGCAGCGCACACTGCCGACTGGCTGGCACGCCTTCCAATGACCCAACCGCCATCACCTCGACGCAGCTGAACGGCTGAAAGGATTTGGGCAGTAAGTTCGCTTTGATTTCTGTGCTTGAGTCTGCCTGAGTTAATTGCACCGATAAGTTCGTCGCAGCTTTGAGGATAAGCCGTGTCCATGTCATAAATCGGGATGCCAGCCGGCTGAAGCCTGGACGCCACTGCGCCACTGGTCTTTCGGCTGTATAGCAGATACTCCAAGGGATATTTTCGGCAATATGAGGCCGCATCATTTGCGATGGCCTTATCATCAAGCTGACGATCGTTCTCCCATGTATGGAGAAGCTTCACCACAAATGATTCATCACCCAATTTCTGAGCACCGACCAAAGCGCAGTGCTTACGATCCGGTGAAATGTCCAAAGCCATCCAGGTGAGCTTTTCAGTGTCTAAATCCACGCTGTCATCAATGCAGGATTCCCAATTCTGCGGATTGACCACGCTGGATATGGTTTGAACCCATCTGCACAATACTTCGGTCATCACAACTTCATGAGGATCGTTTAGTGTTGCCCGGATATTATCTATATGAATGACGTGACCCAAAGCCGGGTTCGATGCAATCCAGTTATTCTCATCATGAACGTCATCAGTAGCAGCTGACCACTCCGCGTAGAAAATGTCATCATCCGCACCTGCGGCAGCTGCGATCCCTCTTTCCCTAGCCAAATTGAGCACAAGGGAATGTGAATCTCCGGCATTTGTGAAGGCGTTGATGGAAGGATTTTTTGCCGCCATCAGGGTATAGCGCAAACTGGCAAACGATTCGAGATCGTGCATTTCGCGAAGCTCATCCAGGTGAACCGACTCCGGCTTACTCATACCGCGAGCAGCTGAACCGCCGGCCTTAATCACGAACCTGCATCCGTCCAAAGTTTCTATTTCTTCAGCCCCATGTTGCCATCTGATGCGCTTGACTTGCTTAGCCAACTCATCGTTGGACTCGATCATCGCAACCAATGCACGGAATTGTTCAAGTGATGTGACAAGGCGGTGAGCCGATGCCACTTGCAGTGAATCTTTCCAATGGAAAAGGTTCATCGCTATCAATGCCAGCATATAGGTCGATTTTCCATTTTGCCTGGCCACGGTCGTGACCCGGAAAGGGTGGGCATATCTTCCATCAGCTTTCATCTTCAAGCTGTGGATCGCCAGCCATTTTTGCCATGGCATGAATCCACCTGGGATAACTTCAGCTGCAAAATCAATCAGTTCAAGCCCACGCGTAGGCAATTCGTTCAGCGGCGTGTGGATTCTAGGCCGTGATGATCCAAAGATGCGAGCTGATTCCGGTTCAAAAACCGATTGCAGCCGATTTGAGCCTGTTTCAGCT